GTTGTTGATCTGGCTACGTCTGTCTGGTTCACAGTTACCGAAACAGTGGAGTATCAACGGGTGGTCACTGTTGCAGGGTATATGCCAGCCACCGTCACTTGCATTGACCAAACCCGCCGCGGCTTTTCGTACATGCCCGGGTTGTTTTTCTTGTTTGCTCACCCAGATTACAAGGACAAACAAACTGTTTGCACATCCCCATTTCAGTACGGGGGTGATATGAGCATCCCCGGGCGTTGGCCTGTGCTCAATGATGGCGCCCCTTTCCGAATGTCCATGGCCGCTATGCAATTCATTCACCAGACAACTGACATGGCGGTGGCTGCCACCCAGTATGGCATCCGTATTATCCCATCATTGGTAACGGCGTCACCAACCATACCGCCTTTGCTAAAAGAGCTGGGATTTGGATGGCTGCCAATTGTGGCGTTGTTGATATTTGCCTATCGAGCTGGTGCCGCCCGTGCTGCAAGCGATACCATTATGGTGGCGGCCGTGGTTTGTCTATTGGCATTGTTTGCATATCCCGGTGCCCTTGTGATAATTGCGGTTGTTGCCATAATTTGGCATGCTTTGGTCAAGTATGAAATTCAGATGCCCAATATAATTAAGTCAACAATTTATTGGCGGACCCCCGTGCAACCACAGCGGGGTACGTGCGATTATACGACTGCGCGTATACGCACTGATCCAGCGAATTATGATGAAAAAACTAGGGAGATAGCTAGGCAAGACATCATAATCAACACATTGCAGCCGGTCATCCCTGCTTCTGCTTCATACAACCTTGAGTTGGCCGTTCGGAATCGTAATATTCAAGCCCTCCCTCGGTTCTTTGATTCGGTGGGCAATTGTATCCCATATGATGAGGATCTCATGGATCAGTTTGATGAATGTGTTGATCATGTGCTTCTTTTGCGGTTGTTTAGCCGGGTTGGCGGTTGGACGGGACAGTTCCGATATCAACCACCTATTCAAGTTTTTCAACAGACCAATTTTGAAATTTGGTTGGCCCGCTTCCCCGAAGCGCTTCGTACAAAATTGCGTAATGCTGTTGATCAACTTAAGCAAGGACGCGTTACTCCTAAAGACATTTACAAAAGAAACATGTTTACCAAAACAGAAATTCTTGATATGTTGAGTGCTGATGAGTTGCTGACTGCTGATGAATCGGGCACACCCCGTGCGATCATAACGGTATCAGATTTTATGAAAGTGTTTACTGGGCCGTTTTGTCATGGTGTTGCCTCATTTTTGAAACTCACTTGCCCCACTACCTCCGCTTGCGTGTATGGCCCGGGACTTAAAATTGACGAAGTGGGCGCATTGTTTTACAAATGGATGAGACATGATGCCAATGTTACGTCGGTTTTTGAAGCGGACATGAAACGGTTTGATTCCACACAGAATTCACGTCTTCAGGATGCTGAGATGCGGTTTTACAGATCTCTGGATAGAGCGTTTGCGTGTGACGATTCGAACCCCGTCGACCATCTCGAAATGCACTGTTGCGGCAAAGCAAGCAATCCAGAAAAAGGCGTTTTCTTTTCAGGCACATACATGATTGGTTCAGGGGCCATGAACACCACCACGGGCAATACGTGGCGGTTGCTAATGGCGTTATTGTTCGTCATTTGCTTGATTCGTGGTTGTTCACCTGAATCTTTTGGGCCACAAGCGCATGACCCCAAACATCGTGGGCAGATATTGGATACCGGAGATGATTGTCTGATATTTATGGAAGTACCGTTCACCCCCGCCGAACGGCTCGCGCTTGTCGAATTGCTGAAAAAACTGGGCCTTAACCCCAAACTTGCGAGTAATGTCCGATCGTATGACGCCACTTATTGCTCCGCTCGACCGTGGGTCGCTGAAGTGAATGTTGGCACAGTCCTCAACCCCAATTGGCAGGAATCAATGGTTATGGGACCAAAATTAGGCCGGGTCATACCAAAATTTTTTATAATTACCAATCCCACCGATCGCAAACTGCTTGAGACGGAGCGCGTTACCAATGCGGCGCGTGTGCAGGCCACATTAAATGCTGCTGGACATTACTATCGCGTTGCGGAATGTTACATGGCCATCGCCTCGTTCGTCCCCGTTTTGGGGCGTTTCGCCGCGATGGTGGCCGATCAGTGTGGAGCGTACATCCTTGCCATGGCGCAACAAAACTTGACCCCCACCAATTATAAGTTCACTGAGGATGTTATTCGCCATAAGATGTCCACCGCCCCCAGCCGACCCGTTCGCGCCTCCCTTGCCTCTTTAGCCCAAGCCGAACATTTGTATGGCCAAGCGATTATTGACCCATTGTTGCTTTTGCCGCTTGAGGGTGGGCGTCTCATGCAACGTGTTACAGGTGTGGCTAATCGTGCCATCGAGCTGCCTGGGCTGCAACAAGCGATTGATCTTGATCTTGCAAGTTTCCAGAACGTCATGCATGGGTGGTTTTCCCCATTGGTGATTTGCTTAGCAATCCCTTTCGTTGAAGAAGTGGCCAAGCACGGGCCATTTGGTTGGGTTGCCGTGGCGATCATCTCGTTTTCTGAATTTCGACGGAACCGATGGCTCCCGTTATTCCATATCGCAACCGCCCTCTTGCCGTTTGTGTTTGCCACTGCCGTCCATGTTTCTTGGAATGGTTACGTTTTAGCCCGTAGGTCTGGCCTCCCTACCGCTGCCTTCTTTAGGTGGGTTGCCACGAGTACAAATTCTCCAAGAAAAAATCGAATTTCCTCAAAATTTATTTTTATGTCGGCACGTTATGCCGACAAGTTGATTAAACGGGCCCAACATCCCGGCAAAAATCAAAATAAAACGAAACCAATGAAGTCCGTCACAGACCCGCACCGGGGGCCTGGCATGAC